CTCTTTCCCTACACGACGCTCTTCCGATCTAGGTCATCTACGTTCCCGTCGATCAGAACGGAAAGCCGATCCCGCAGGCTCAATAAAACAACCCCCGCAAGGCGAAGAAACCTCACGGGGGTTTTGTTGCCTGCGATTATTTGCGAGGCTTGCTGTCAACGCTGTCCCAGACAATCATCGTCCGACGCGCCCCTTGGATATTCTCTCCGTTGGTCTGGTAGAACGAACCAGAGGACGTACTGGACGTGATTGGCTTGGGAGGTTGAGGTCTTGGTGGTGGGGCTTTCTTGTTTTCAGCCATCAGCACTCCTAATAATGATCGGCCAAGAAGGAAACAGTAGCCCCAGCCAGGCCGAGAGCGGCAGAGGTTACAAGGTACAAGTTCAAGTCTCGAATCTTTTTCCCTTTCTCTGAGTGAATGTCTCTCAGGTACTGGACGGCACCTTCTAGCTCCCTGATCCAATTCTGCTTGACCGCAAAGGGCTTGCCGGATTCGTCGTCGCCATACGCTTCACATAGAAGTTCGTAGTACGACGGTGCGACAACCGGGCGAAGCCCTCCACGCTCTCCAAGAAGAAGCCGCGTCCCTTTGATGAAGGCGAAGCAGGCTAGAAGCGCGGCAACGGTCAATGCCGACAGGGAGAGTGCGTCACACAGGGACAACTCTGAAAACTTGAATGACTTTGTCGCAAGAACCGCACCAATGGCGCTGGCAATGATGGCAGCGAGCCAAAGGTAGTTCTTGATGATGTCCAGTTGAGTTTTGTGGTGATCTGAGGAAAAAAGCTTGTGTTCCTCGAGTAGCTTGTTGAGCACAACGTCGGTAAACGCTTCGTACTCGCTCCAACTCGTTTGGCTGTCTGATGATGTCGATTGCATTCTTTCTACTGGTTTGCTTGTTAGTTGCTTTCCCATTCTATTCTTGTTGAACAAAAGCTCGACGGGATAGCCTTTGGTCTGAAACACAAGAATGTACCAAGACAAACCCCGCGAGGTTGTTCACCTCACGGGGTTGTTTTTTTGGTTCATCTCGGAAGTCCGTGGAACGCGGCCTTCCGAGATGAACCTTTTATTCAGGTGAAGGATGCCGATCTTGACTCTCTGCAAGTATCCAGGCTGCCGCAAGCCGGTCCCGCTTGGTGCCAAGTATTGCGAAGCTCACAAGGCCGCAGGCGAGGCTCGTGACGCGAAGTTCGCGGCTGATCGGGAGAGGCGCCGAGCCGAGAGAAAGGGATCGTCGTCCGCTCGTGGTTATGGCTACAAGTGGCAGCGTCTTCGAGCTCGGATCCTTGCTGCGCATCCGCTCTGTGTTGAGTGTGAGAAGCGCGGGCTCATCAAGTTGGCAACCGACGTCGACCACATCAGGCCGCACAAGGGGAATCCTTTCCTCATGTGGGACGAGGACAACCTTCAGCCTCTCTGCCACGAATGTCACAGCCGGAAGACGGCGCGTGAGGATGGCGGTTTTGGGAACGATGTGCTCTAGGGAGAAGATCGAAGATCATGGGAAGAATGCTTGTGGTTGTTGAAAGGGCGGAATTCGTGTGGAACTCCGCTCGTGATGAAACTGAACTAATTGTCTGGGCCAAAAGTAAAGTTGACGGCTTTGTGGCCTCGGTTGGTGGCGTAGAGCTTGAATTCACAAATGAACAGAGGGTTCGAGTTGTGAATGGGGAGTTGCTAAACGCTTTTAAAGCAATAGATCCGTCAGCTGATCAGCGTTGTTCAGGATTGCATCGATTCCCTTCCCTGCCAGTTTGCTTAGTAGGTCTTTAAGAGATTCCAGAGGAAGCCTTTTGGGGTAGGGCGGGTCAAAAGTGACCGCCTTGTTGGCTCTAGACCGCGCCCCCAGCTCAATTTTTACGCGTGCAATTCGTGGAGTTTTTGATGCCTCGCCCTTCAAAGTCTGATGCTGAGAAAGCCGCGACAGGCACGCTTCAGCCGTGTCGACGCGCTCGGCAAATCGCAGTCACAGACGCGACTTTGACTACTACGCCGCCTGTCGGCCTGACGAAAGATGCGCGTGAAGCGTGGCAACTCGCAATCACTTGCGCCCCAAGAGGTGTGCTGACTGCGCTTGACGCGACGGTGCTTGAACGCTGGGCGAGAAACTACGCGACGTATCGCAAGATCGCGAAACAGCTGGATCACGAAGACATGGTTCTGACGAATGAGACGGGTGTGCAGCTGAATCCGCTCTTCAATGCACTCGTGAAAATTCAGCAGGTGCTCGCAGCCTGTGAAAAAGAGCTCGGATTCACGCCTGTCTCGCGCGCGCGTGTGAAGGTTGATACAAAGGAAGAGGAGCAGGACGAATACGATGGCTTCTAGAGACTATTGCGGGATCGCCAGGCAGTACGCCGCCGACGTTCTTGGCGGGAAGATTCCTGCCTGCAAGTGGGTAAAGCTGGCCGCTGATCGGCAGCTGGCTGACTTGAAGACCTATGCAGGCAGCAGGTCCCCATATGTCTTCGACGAAAACGAGGCCAATCGAGTCTGTAAGTTCATCGAGCTTCTCACCCACACGAAGGGCGAGCTTGCCGGCACTCGCATCCATCTTGAGCCTTGGCAGGTTTTCATTCTGACGACGGTGTTCGGCTGGTTGCGTCGAGCTGACGGCGGCCGCCGGTATCGACGAGCCTATGTTGAAGTGAGTCGCGGAAACGGCAAGTCTACTTTGTGCTCTGGGATTGGCCTCTATTGCCTATTGGCTGATCGAGAGGGCGGTGCCGAGGTCTACAGCTTCGCCACCACGCGAGACCAAGCGAAGATCGTCTTCGGTGACGCGAAGGTGATGGCTGAGCGGAATGCGCCGCTACGGAACAAGTTCGGGCTTCAGGTGCTGGCGAACGCGCTCTACGTGCCGACCAGCAATTCGACCTTTCAGGCGAAGTCCGCAGAAGGCTCGACCCTTGACGGCTTGAATACTCACTTGGCCATCATCGATGAGCTGCACGCCCACAAGACGCGAGCCGTCTACGACGTGGTCGAAACGTCGACCGGCAAGCGCAAGAACTCGCTGATGTTCGTCATTACGACGGCGGGGTTCGATACGTCGGGCATCTGCTACGAAGTTCGAACGATGGTCACGAAGGTGCTCGAGAAGAGCGTCGTGGACGAGACGCAGTTCGGGATCATCTACGGTCTGGACGAAGGCGACGATTGGACGACTGTCGAAGCTTTGGAGAAGGCGAACCCGAACTGGGACATTTCCGTACGTCCTGAAATCATCACCTCCCTGATGAAGAAGGCGATCGCGCTTCCGAGCGCGGTCAACAACTTCAAGACCAAGCACCTGAATATCTGGTGCTCCGCTTCGTCAGCCTGGATGGACATGCAGGCCTGGGAAGCGGGCGAGATCAATGTCGATCGAAGCGACTTCGAAGGTCAGCCCTGCTACATCGGCTTGGACGTCGGAGCAAAGAACGACGTCACGGCCAAGGTGCTTCTCTTTCCGGTCGGCAAGTCCTTCGTTGTCTTCGCCGACTTTTATTTGCCTGAGGCCGCCGTCGAGAAGTCGACCAACTCTCAGTATCGAGGTTGGGTCGAGGAAGGCTGGATCACGCAATCTGGCGGTGCGATGACGGACCTCGCCCGCATCGAAGAGGATATCCGTGACGACTTGTCACGCTTTGATGTGAAGGGCATCGCCTATGACCCGTGGAACGCGCTGCAGCTCGCTACTAACCTCGGGAACGACGGTGCTCCTATGGTCGAGTATCGGAACACGGTCCAGAACTTTTCGGATCCGATGAAGTCGCTCGAGGCGCTGGTCCAGGACAAGCGCGTGAACCATGACGGGAATCCCGTTCTCCGATGGATGATGGGAAACGTCGTGGCCAAGCTCGATGCGAAGGACAACATCTTTCCAAGGAAGGAAAGGTACGAGAACAAGATCGACGGCGTAGTCGCCTTGATCATGGCTCTGGGGATCTCCAACACGGCGGATGAAGCCAATCCGTTCGACGACATTGAGGAGTCTTCGGAGTCCGTATTTATTGAGTGGTAGGAATGTTCGTAAAACGTTTGATCAATTGGGTGGCCGGATGGGGCGGTCCGCTCGGCACTGCGTCCGGGCAGCAGATCCCTATGCCGGTCTCGCCCATCATCGAGCAGACGAAGACGGTCACGCCGGACGCGGCCCTGCAGATCTCTGCAGTCTTCGCATGCGTCGAGCTTCTTGCTCAGACCATCAGCACGCTGCCACTCTACGTCTACCGCGATACGGCTGACGGCGGCCGCCATCCAGACAAGCAAAGCCGTCTGTGGATGCTGCTTCATGACCGTCCAAATGCCTGGATGACGCAAAACGAGTTCATCTCTGCGATGGTCGTCAACCGCATGCTCCGAGGCAATGCCTACGCCCAGATCATTCGAGATGGCGAGGGAGAGCCGGTAGCTCTGATCCCGCTCTCACCGGATCAGATGGAGGTGTCTATCGTCGAAGGCGGTGAGGTCTACACGTACTATCAGGACGGGGCAATCTCCGTAATCGCGCCCGAGAACATGATTCATTGGAAGGGCCTTGGCAATGGGTTTATCGGACTCTCGAAGCTCGAGTACATGCGGGCCACGACGGATGAGGCGATCTCTGCTCAGGACAACGCGACGCGTCTTTACGGATCCGGATCGAAACCGTCCGGCGTTCTCTACACTGATTCGACGCTTGATGACAAGCAACTGAAGGCGGTATGCGATCGCTTCAAGGGAATGACGGCAAAGGGCGGCGGTCTGTACGTGGTCGACCGCGGCCTCAAGTACACGCAGCTCTCGCTCACGCCGGCCGACGCTCAGCTTTTGCAGACTCGCCAGTTCAGCGTCGAAGAGATCTGCCGATGGTTCGGGGTGCCGGGCGTCTTGGTCGGCTCGAATGCGCAGACCACTTGGGGCAGCGGCATCGCCCAGATCGTTGAGGGTTTCCACAAGTTCACGATCGGACCGCTCTGCAAACAGCTCGAGCAGGCGCTGAGCCGACGCCTGATTCCCATCACCGATGTTGATATGACGATCGAGTTCAAACTCGACGGCTTCCTGCGCACGACGCCGCAGGAGCGAGCGCAGTTCTACTCAACCATGGCACAGAACGGTGCGATGAGCCGCAACGAGATCCGCCGTCTCGAGAACCTCCCACCCGTGGAGGGAGGTGACGCGCTCACAGCACAATCGAACCTGGTCCCGCTTGACAAGTTGGGAGAGGCGACTCGCGTCGGATCTTCTCCAAAAGACGGAACACCAGTGAGGCAATGATGACGATTTTCAAAAGTCTTCCACTTGAAAGCGTGGAGCTTAGATTCGAAGGCAACACCCGTAAGTTCAGGGGGTATGCCTCGACGTTTAACGGGAACGACAGCTACGGCGACACGATTCTGCCGGGCGCATATCTGAAGACCTTGGCCGACAACGGCATGCCGAAAATGTTTTTCGCTCATGATTGGGGCTTGCCGGTCGGTAAGTGGCTCTCTGCGGTTGAGGACGAGAAGGGGCTGCTTGTTGAAGGGGAACTGACGCCAGGCAATCCTCAGTCGGACGCGATTCTGGCGGCCATGAAGCACGGAACCGTCGACGGACTTTCGATCGGCTTCCGCCTGTCCGAAGGCGACTACGAGCGCAAGAAGGACGGCGGCCGCATCATCAAGTCTGTCTCCAAGCTCTACGAGATCTCCATCGTGAACTTCCCGGCGGACGGCGACGCTCGCGTCTCCGAAATCCGCTCCGAAGAGATCGACGAACTTCAAACCATTCGTGACTTTGAAAACTTCCTGCGGGAGGCAGGCGGGTTCTCTAAGTCGACCGCGACGTCCATCGTCGCAAAAGCCAAGAAGCTTTTCGCTTCTCAGAGGGAGTCTGAGGAAGAGGAAAAGATGGCAACTCAACTGCTCGAGCGAGTCAAGAAGCTTGAGCTTTCTCTCTCCTAAATGAAAGGTGAAACTATGGCTGATGAAATCAAGCAAGTGATGGAAGCCCTCGACCGTGTCGAAGGCAAGATGGACGAGACCAGCAAGTCGAACGCTGCTGAGCTGAAGCGCCTAGGCGAAGAGCAGAAGAAGCTTTCCCGTCAGCTGATGGAACTTCAGCAGAAGGGTGTGGCTGCCAAGCAGGAAGCCGAAGTTAAGACGGCTGGCGACAACGTCGTCGATGCCGACGGCTTCAAGGCCTTCCGCGACGGCTCTGCCCAGAAGGCTCGTGTCGAACTCGTTGAAACGTTTGACAAGAAGGAAGCGGTCAATCCGATCACGACGCCGACCGGTGGCATCGTTCAGGCGTACCGTCGTCCGGGCATCCTCGCTGGTGCTTTCCGTCCGCTCACGATTGAAGGTCTCTTCCCGACGCTCCCGATTACCACGAACGCTTTTGAATACGTCCAGGAAAAGGAAGCCGAGAACGTCAACGGCGCGGCATTCGTTGCTGAAGGCGCTCAGAAGCCGTTTGGTTCTACCGCCGTCGAGACCAAGACGGGCACGATCAAGACGATCGCTCACCTTGCTCGCGTGTCCAAGCAGCTGATGGCCGATGCTCCGGCTCTTGTCGCTTACATCAATCAGCGTCTTGTGTACGGCATCGATCTTGTCGTCGAAGATCAGCTCGTCACCGGCAACGGCACGGGCCAGAATCTCTCCGGCATCCTTACCGCCGGCAACTTCACCGAACACGGCATCACGGAGCTTGCTCAGCTTCCGAAGAACCCGACGTCCTTTGACCTCATCCTTATGGCCAAGTCCAAGGTCGAACAGGCTTTCTTCCGTCCGAACGTGATTCTTCTGAATCCGGCTGACTGGACGAACATGCAGATGGAAAAGAATGCCTCTGGTGACTACTACCTCGGTCATCCGGCTTCTGTCGCTCCGAAGTATCTCTGGGGCCTTCCGGTCTGGACGACGCCGGCCATTACCGCTGGCAAGTTCCTCGTCGGCGACTTTACGCAGGCCGCTACGCTTTGGAACCGTCAGGGCATGACCGTCGAACTGTTCGAACAGGACAGCGACAACGTCCAGAAGAACCTTGTCACGATCCGCGCCGAACGTCGTCTCGGTTTCGGCGTCGAACGTACCAAGGCCCTCGTCGGCGGCTCTCTCACGCTCCCGACGGCCTAAGTAAGGAGGCGTCATGATTGACACGTCTACGGCGAAGTCAGCTGTGACGCTCGAGGACGCAAAGCTTCATCTCCGCGTCGATCACTCCGCTGACGATGCGCTGATCGAGGCTTTGTGCCTCTCCGCTACCCAGATGGCTGAGCACGAGCTACAGCGCGGCTTGATCTCGCGAGAAGGGACGGTCGGTTATGGCGCTGAACCTTCCGACGTTCCCGCCGCGATCAGGCAATGGATTCTGATTCAGGTCGCTCATTACTACGAGCATCGTGAAGCCACGGTTGAAGGTGCCGTAACGCCTTTGCCGAAACTTCATGCATTGCTTGATCCTTTTAGGACTTGGAAATGAAGCGGCCAGAGATTGGAAAGATGAATAGGCGCGTCACGATCTCTGTCGTCTCTCACGTTCCCGACGCTTCCGCCGGCTTCACTGCTCAGGTGGAAAAGAAGGTAACGGTTTGGGGACAACTCGAGGTTGTCGGAGCGGGCATCTACTTCGGTACGAAGCAGGTCGAAAGCACTGTGACGCATCGCGTGACGGTGCGACGAATTGCAGGCAAGACACGGCCGCAGGATCTGATGACCGCCAGCACACTGACGATTGATGGGGTTTCATACCTCATCAGGCGCGTGGCTGATCTTGGCGGAGTCGATCGCTTCACCGTGATCGATTGCGAAGAAAAGGGGGTATCTGATCATGCTGGTCGGCGTATCGGTGGATCCTGGCTTTAAGCGCGTAGATTACGACAAGTCTTCTGTCAGAAAGTCCTTGAGAGCTTCTGCAAGCGGATTAATCAAACTTACTCGAAAGATGATTTCGAGAAAAGCTGTCTCAAAACCTGGCGAATTTCCCGGGATGAAGACTGGACGAATGAAAGCGGCTGTTACTTCGAAGGTTTCAAAGTCGGGGTACTCAGTGGCGGTCTTTCCAGGTATGGGAAAAAAGAAAAAGGCTTTGCCTATTTACTATCCTGCGTTCGTCATTTATGGGCATCGTGCTCCGCACTCTGAAACTACTCAGGAAGCAAGGTCGCACAAAGCTCGGTCTGGCAAGAAGGTTGCCGCGCCTCGCAAAAACTTCGTTGTTGAGGCGGCGAAAAAGTACGAAAAGACATTTCAGTCTGAGATGTTTGACGCTCTCGGAGAAGCAATCAAATGAATCTGACTCCAATCATAAATGCCTTGCGCCAGAGGTGTCCTTCGTTCCAAAGGCGCTTTGCCGGCGCGGCCGAATGGGCAGGTCTGACGGTCGAGGAGGCCCCGCCGATGCCGGCGGCCTATGTCGTGCCGCTTCGAGAGGACGCATCCGACAACGAAAGCGTCAACTCGTATTACCAGACGATTACCAACACCTTTGGCGTGATCGTACTGGTGGACAACGCTGCAGACATCCGCGGCCAAGGGGCGACGGCAAGACTCGACAGCCTTAGGCCTGAGCTCTTCAAGGCCCTGCTCTCACGGCATCAGGAGCCGAAGGATGAGTTTTCGGAGATCGTCTATCAGGGCGGATCCCTGCTCTACATGGACGATGCTCGGCTGGCCTTTCAGTTCGAGTTCTCCTACGAGACCTACCTTGACTTCTTCGACACGTACCAGAAGGTCGAGCTTGAGGAGCTTCCAGACTTTGAGGGCATGGACGTCGACGTCGATCAAATTGAACCCTCCGCCACTGGTAGACCTGACGGTCGCCCAGAGGCTCACTTTAAGGTGGAATTCAAATGAGCGTGAGCTTTAACACAATCCCCAGCGGCATTCGAGTGCCGCTTTTTTATGCCGAGATGGACAACTCTGCGGCGGCGACGCCGACGAGTCAGACGGCTTCCTTGCTCATCGGTCAAATGGGTGAAGGCAAGGCAGAAGCCGGCAAGCCCGTTTACGTCTCGACTGCCGCAATGGCAAAAGAACTCTTCGGCCGCGGCTCGATGATTGCTCGCATGGTCGAAGCCTATCGATCCGTCGACAGCTTCGGTCAGCTTGTCGTGATTCCCGTTGCCGACAGCACGGGTACGGCCGCGACTGGCAAGATTACCTGCACCGGCACGGCTGCAGAAGCATGCACGATCAGCCTGTATGTCGGCTCCGACCGTGTTCAGGTGTCGGTCACGAACAAGATGACCGCTGAGGCCGCCGCCAAGGCGATTGCCGACGCGATTACTCTCAACAAAGACCTCCCGATCACGGCTCAGGCCGCGTCTGGCGTTGTAACTGTTACGGCGAAGAACAAGGGTACTGTCGGCAATGACATTCAGCTTGCCGTCAACCTTCGCGGTGCTATCAACGGTGAAACGACTGTCACGGGCCTCGGTGTTGAGATCACGGCCATGTCGAAGGGTGCGACTGATCCCGATCTGTCCGCCGCTCTCGATGCTATGGGCGATGAACAGTACGACTTCATCGGATGCCCGTACTGCGACGCCGATACTCTCGACAAGCTTTCCGAAAAGCTGAACGATACGTCCGGCCGCTGGTCTCCGTTCCAGATGATATTCGGCCACGTCTACACGGCAAAGCGCGGCGATGTGAATGCACTCGTCGCTTTCGGCAAGACGCGAAACAATCAGCACGAGTCTGTGATCGGCATTGAACCGAGCCTTCCGACGCACTCTGCTGAAGTGCTCGCGGCTTATCTCGGCCGCACGGCAGTGTTTATCTCTGCTGATCCCGCACGTCCGACGCAGACTGGCGTTCTGACTGGCGTGATGGCTTCGCCCGAAGGCAGCCGATTCGTCCAGACGGATCGACAGACGCTTCTTGAGAACGGCATTGCCACGCTCTACACGGTGTCCGGCACTGTCATGATCGAGCGTGCAATCACGACGTATCAGAAGAACGCCTTTGGTGACGCTGACGCTTCGTACCTCGATAGCGAAACGCTTCACACGTCGGCTTATGTCATTCGTCAGATGAAGTCGATCATCACGACGAAGTACGCTCGACACAAGCTTGCGTCCGACGGCACTCGCTTCGGCGCAGGTCAGGCGATCGTTACTCCGTCTGTGATTCGCGGCGAGCTGATCGCTCTCTACCGTCGCCTTGAACTTGAAGGCATCGTTGAGAACGCGGACCTCTTCAAGAAGTATCTGATCGTTGAGCGTAATGCCAGCAATCCGAATCGTCTTGATGTGCTGTTCCCGCCTGACTACGTGAACCAACTCCGCATCTTCGCAGTCCTTAATCAGTTCCGTCTCCAGTACGGTGAGGAGTAAAGAATGGGCAAGAAACTTGCAGGTACCTGTTTTGTAAAGGTCAACGGCCAGCAACTCGAATTGCAGGGGAATATCGAATTCCCGCTGACGTCCGTTCAGCGTGAGACGATGCTTTCGACGACTGGCGTTGTCGGTTACAAGGAAACAGTTGTCGCTCCGTATGTCAGCGGCGACTTCATTGTTCCGGCTGGCTTCCCGATCGAAGACATCAAGGAAAACACGGCACAGACGATTACTGTTGAATGCGCCAATGGCATGGTCTACACCTTGTCCGACGCGTACGTCACCGACGTGATCGCCTACAAGCCTGTTGACGGCACTCTCACGATCAAGTGGGAAGGCACCAATGGAGAACTTGGCTGATGGAAACTTTCACCCTTTCTCAGCCGATCCAGCACGGATCGGAGCAACTCTTTGAGCTGACGCTTCGTGAACCCACGGCCAAGGACGTAAATGACCTAGGCCTTCCGTTCAAGCTTGATGCGTCTCTCATCTCAGAACCTGTGCCGGCCGTCTGTGCCAAGTACATCTCTCGACTCGCAAGCATTCCGCCGTGTGTTGTCGAGAAGATTGCGCTGAGCGATTACACGATGCTTCTGTATCGCGTCGTCGCTTTTTTTACGCCTTCCCACGAGCCTCAGCAAAAGAGCTAATCGACCTGGCTTTCGAGGCCGCCTATTGGTGGCGGATTCTGCCGGGGGACGCGCTAGAGCTTCCGCTTTCACAGCTGAGGCTCTACGCCGATCAGTGGAATCGCATTCAGGAGAAACTTAATGGCGAATAAGGATTTCAGGCTGACCGCTATTTTGGCGGTGCGCGATACGATGTCGCCCGTCTTGGCCGTCGCCTCTCAGAAGTGGGAGGGTTTCAAGACGGCGGTCAACTCGACTGAATTCGATGACCTCAACCGAAAGCTCAAGCTTGCTCAGCGATCGGTCAAGGACTTTGCGAGCGAGGCGCAGGGCGTTGCTCAGTCGGTAGGCGCGCCGTTTGCGGCCGTAGCCGGAGCAGTAGGCTTCAGCCTTCAGTCTGCGGTGACGGGGTTCGCTCAGGCTGGCGACAGCCTCGACAAGATGTCCGCGCGCCTCGGCATCTCAGCCGTGAAGCTTCAGGAGTGGAGCTTCGCCGCAACGCATGCAGGCGCAGCCCCAGAGGATCTGGAGGATGCGCTGAAGGATATGTCTGAGAAGATCGCAGAGGTGGCCGGAGGCGATACCGGCGATGCCGCGCAGCTCTTCTCGGCCCTGGGGATCTCCGTGAAGGACGCTTCCGGCAAGATTCGCCCCGCTTCCGATATCTTTGAGGAGGTGGCGGATGCGATCCAACGCAACGAGGATCCCGCCCTTCGTACAAAGATGGCCATGGTTCTTATGGGCAACAGCGGGCGCAAGCTGATCCCCATGCTCTCGGGCGGCGCGCAGGGGCTTGACGACATGGCCAAGCAGGCGCGCGACCTTGGTCTGGTCATGAATGAGGATGCTGTCGCGGCCGCGGCCCAGATGACGGACCACATGGATGACATGAAGGCCAGCGTCACGGCGGTCGGTCATGAGATCGGCTACCGCTTGTCCCCTATTGTCATCAGCATGTCGGACCGCTTCCGCGATCTCGCGGCGGCGAATAAAGGCGCTTTGGGCGAGAAGTTTGAGCGCGTTGCTCGATCTTTTGCAGACTCGATCAGCAAAATCGACTTCGAAGGAATTGCCTCTGCGATTCTGACGATCGCCGATTATGGCGTTCGGGCGTTCAACGCAATCGGCGGCTTCAATACGGTCCTTTACGGCATGGGCGCACTCATTGCCGGTAAGAGCGTGATGGCCGTCGTCTCTCTCGGCTCAAGTCTTATTGGACTCGTCCAGTCATTCGGTGCGGTCGCAACGGCCGCGAAGGCTTTTGCCGCGGTGGCGTCTACCTCGCTCGGCCCGATTGGGTTGATACTGGGCGCGTTGTCTTTGGCTGCGGGCTTTGTCATCGCCAATTGGGATGAGATCGGTCCCGCGGTTAAAGAAACGATTGGCTCGGTCGTCGACTTCGCAGTTGGCGCTTTTGAAACCTGTTATGAGAAGTTCAGCGCGGTCGGAAAAGCAATCGTGACCGTTGCGACGGGCTTTTTCAAGGGCGATTTCAAGACGCTGTTCAGCGGCTTCGACGACTTGATAGTTGCGTCGTTCAACCTTCTTCCCGACTCGTGGGCGAAGGCCGCGACAAACTGGTATGAGAGCGTCAAATCTTCGGTGCTGCAGATCGGTGAGTACATCAAGGGCTTTTTCACGAGCTTTGACTTCTCGAACCTAATCCCCGATTGGGCAAAGAAGATGCTCGGCATTGGAGGCTCTACCGCTCATGCTCAGGACAAGAATGAAGATCGACCTGAAGAGACCGTGCGCACGCGCATAGGCTTCGGCGAAGATCAACGTGCTGAGCTTGCGCCTGCTGCCTTCCAGCCAGAAAGCCGCGTGCGAATGAGCGGTCAGATGCTCGTGCGCGTAGCGGCCTCGCCCGGCACGACGGCACAGCTTGCCGACATGTCCAGTGACGGCATGAAACTGACTGGCAGTGTCGGCTACTCTGACCGATATGCAATGGAGGATAGCTTCTGATGGCTGAAGAAAAAAAGCTTTATGAGGCTTCATTCCGCGGCGTTCCCTTTCACGTCACGAAAGTAGACCTGAAGGTCGGACGCCGCACAGTCGTTCATGAATACCCTCAGCGCGATAAGCCGTATGTGGAAGATATCGGGCGTGCGACGCGAAGGCTTTCTTTTACCGCCTTCGTGGTCGGCGACGATTACATCCAGCAAGCAGAAAAGCTGATCGGTGCGATCGAGACCGAAGGACCTGGGACGCTCATTCACCCGCATCTTGGCGAGATGAAGTGTTGTCTCGAGCAGGCGTCGACGATTACCTTCACGGACTCGTCCAGAACGGCAAGCGTTGTCTTAACCGCGGTTGAATCCGGCGAACTCGAGTTTCCGAAGTCAGGTACCGATGCGGTCAGCAAGGTGCTTGAGTCCGCCGACGCTCTTGAGAAATCTGCAATTCAGCAGTTCTGCGACAGCCTTGATTTGTCGTTGGTTGGCGAGTGGGTTGACGCGGCCCTGTCGGGCGACTTGCTCGACAAGCTGGGGATCATCAGCAATGCGGACATCGCAACGATCTTTGACAAGGTTGACGAGATCAGCACTCTGGCCTCGAAGGGCTTGAGCCTGATCAGCGGCGGTCCGAAGGTTTTTGCGACGCGACTTGTTGGTGCTCTCGGCCTTTCTCGCTTTGCATCGTCAGCTCGTGCATGGTCTCGTGTTGCGAAGCAACTCAAGAACCTGACGAAGCATGACAAGCTGCGGGAAGGGACGAAGGCGCTTGCGCGAGCGAAGGCCGACAGCACTGTGTTGTCAGGCACTCAGCGCGCAGTGCTCCAGAACCGAGCGGCCGTTGAGACGCTGATTCGTCAGACGCTTATCGCTCAGATGGTTGGCGTGAGTGCCGTTGTCGGGACCAAAACCGATCAGGCGATGGCCGTTGAAGATGACGTGCAAACGTCCGAATCGCTCAAGGCCACGGTCTCGAAGTCGTACGACGACATCGTACAGCTGAGACAGGATTTGCTCGAGACGCTCGATGAAGAGCTGTTGATGACAACCTCAGACGATTCGTATCTTGAACTTGAGAAAGCAAGAGTTGCGGTCTTTGAGGCATTGACCGATCGAGCGGATGACAGCAGTCGTCTCGCTGTTGTCGTGCCTGGTGACGTGCTTCCTGCGCTTGTTCATGCGTATGACTATCACGATGACGCATCCCGCGATCAGGAAATCGCGATCAGAAACGGTGTCGAGCATGAAGGCTTTTGCCCTGCTGATGCTTTGAGGGTTATGGAAGATGAATGACCGCGTTGAAATTCGCGTAGGCGGCAAAACCTACGGCGGCTGGAAATCGGTCGTCATCGAAATCGGCATGGATCAGCTCACCAGAGGCTTCAAGCTTTCGGTGACTGATACGTTCCCCGGTAATACGGACTTTCATCGCCTTCGTAACGGGGATCAGGTTCAGCTTTTCATCGGCGACGACTTGATTTGCACCGGCTACATTGACCATGTGAATGTGTCGTACAACGGCACGTCGATCACAGTCACTGTCGACGGGAAGTCGAAAACGGTTGATCTGGTTGACTGCTGTCCCGTTGCAAAGTACGGCGCGATCGCATCGAAAAGCGATAATGCTTGGACCGGCGTCGTGGTCGGCAAAGATGGAAAGAAGCACGAGATTCCCGCCGCGAGCGTTCAAACGACTTCGTGGAAGAACATCAAGACTTCTGAGATCATTGCCTCTTTGGCCGCGCCTTACGGCATTGCCGTTCACGCCACGGCCGAGATCGGCGAAAAGCTGACTGATCACACGGTTGTCCCGGGCGAGAAGGTCGAGGAGTCGATCAATCGGCTGATCACCAAAGACAACTTGGTTGTTATGGATGACGAAGCTGGCGATCTTGTCATCGTTGAGCCGGGTGAAGCGGGCGAGTGTGTCGATGCTCTGGAGCTAGGAAAAAACATTCTTTCTGGTAGTGCCAACTTTGACGCGTCCAAGCTTTACAGCCGATACGTCGTTCTTGGTCAGCATGCGGGAACCGATACTGATTTCGGCCGTGCGGCCTCAGAAGACAGAGGCATGTCGGACTCCCAGCTTGTGACTCGTCCTAGGCTTCTGGTTTTGAAGGACAAAGGCCAGAGTTCGAAGATGACCTGCGGCAAGCGCGCAGACTTCGAAAAGCGTTACCGTGAGGCGCAGTACAAGGCGGCAACATACACGGTTCAAGGATGGCGGCAGAGTGACGGAAGTTTGTGGAAGGTCAATGCGCTTGTAAATGTTTCGGATGCACTACTAGCGAATGCTGGTAAGCTACTTGTGACGTCATTGTCTTTCAGCCTTTCATCGCAAGGGGCGCTTACGGCCATAAGGGTTGTCCCAATAGCGGGGTATCGGAGAGACGGTGCAACGAAGTCTGAAAAGGGAACTACTAATCCGTGGAAAGGGGTCGTTAAATGAAAAGACTTCTAGCTATCGTTTGTGCGTCGCTCGCGTGTGTTTGCTCGGTAGACGCCAAAATAGTTTGCGAGCCGGGTTATGCTTTCGGAGAGTACCAGCCGTGCTTAAAGGCGCATTATGAGCCAGGACACGAAGACGTTGAGTTTCCCGTTGACGAACGTCGCATCGGTCAAGTCGAGAAGGTCCATAAGAATCTCGACGGATCTGTGACCGTTTGGCGTCATGGTTCGTCCGACACAGAAGTCTGGACGCAGGTCGATAAAGACACATGGGAACGTAAAAACTGACCTTCCAGTCAACAAAGCAATTGAGCGATCGTAGCAATACGGTCGCTTTTATTTTATGAGCAGACTTTCTGATTTCTTCGCTCGTGGCGTCATGACGCTTGCCGACGGTGCCAAAAAGATGCGCTCGGTGCAGGTGAGACTTCTGGCCGACGAAGTGCGCGATGACCTCGAGCACGTAGAACCCTACGGCTTTACGTCGGAGCCGCACCCTGAAGCTGAAGCTTTCGCGCTCTTCTTTGATGGCGATCGATCCCACGGCATTGTTTTTACGATTGCTGATCGACGTTATCGATTGAAGCCGCTCAAGACTGGCGAGGTAGCGATCTTTGACGATCTCGGCCAGAAGGTCCATCTAACCAGAGAAGGCCTCGAGGTCTACACGCCCGGTTGGCTGCATGCCACAATCGACAAGGATGCAGAGATTACCGTCGGCGGCAATGTCACCGAAAGCGTAGGAGGTGACGTTTCTGCGACTGTTGCCGGCAACGTCACAGTCAAGGCCTCGGTCGTTACGATCGACTCTGCTTCGCTTCACGTCACTGGCGCGACGACGATTGACAAGAGCCTGACAGTTCTCGGCGGCCTCGCTGTGAGCGGCGGCTCGGGTGCAAGCGTCACCGGCTCCCTCACGACGACTGGCGACGTGACCGCGGGCGGCATCTCGCTCATGTCTCACGTGCACACTGAGCAGGGGGACGGCGCAAACACTTCCGCACCTAAGTGAGGTGAATGATGGAACTACGTGTGAACGGTCAAGAAACCGACATCACGACTTTTCAGGCTGATGAGCTGGCGCAAGCTGTGCTGATCAGCCTTTTTTCATGGCGCAAATCTGAAGAAGATGACGGCATCAAGGCACCTAATCGGCAGGGCTGGTGGGGAGACACCTATGCGACTGTCGCAGGCGATCGCATCGGCTCGAGGCTATGGCTTCTTCAGCGAGAAAAGATTCTTCCGCTGACGCTTCAGCGAGCTGAGGCTTATGCGAAAGAGGCGCTTCAATGGATGATCGATGATCGTCTGGTTGAGCGCATTACCGTGAATGCCGTTCGGGGTGCAGAGGCCAGTCAGGTCGATCTGCGCGTAGTGCTTTTCAAGCGTCAAAGCGAAAGGGCTTTTGACGCGGTTTTCAAGGACGTTTTGAATGGCATTTGAGAGACCAACTATTCAGGACCTTATTTCGCGTGTCCAGTCGGACGCCGAGAGTCGTCTCGGCAAGAAGTCGATGCGCTGGACGCTCGTGCCTGTGCTGAGCCGAGTAATCGCGGGTGTATCGCACACACTTCACGGTCACATCAATTTTGTCCTGAGACAGATTTTCAGCTCCACGGCCGAAGGCGCATATCTTGAGCGTCGGGCGTCGGAGTATGCGATTTATCGCAAGGCGGCGTTCTATGCGACTGGCACTGTGACTTTCGTCGGAACGGGAACCGTGCCTGAAGGCACTCAGCTCCAAACTGCTGACGGGGTCGTTTACGTGACGACGGCCGACAGCGCAGACGGTCAGGCCGCTATCCGCGCAGTAGCCGCGGGTGTATCCGGCAATGCCGCAGACGGCATGGAGTTGACTCTTGTTTCTCCGATCGAAGGCATCCAGTCGGTGTGTACGGCAAGCGAGCTGACGGGGGGTGCTGACGCCGAGGATGATGAGGCATTGAGAGAACGCCTTCTCTTCCGTCAGAAGTCTCCACCGAAAGCGGGCACGAAGCAGGACTACGTAAAGTGGGCTTTGGAAGTGCCGGGCGTTACTCGTGCATGGTGCTTCCCGAAGGAGATGGGCAACGGCCACGTCACCGTGCGCTTCATGACCGACAACATGACTGAGAACGGGATTCCGAACGCTCAGATGATCAAGACGGTTCAGGAGTACATCGAGGCGGAGATGCCTGTCACGACAGTGCTTCATGTCGTCGCTCCGATACCGAAGAAGCTTGATATGACGGTCGATATCCTGCCCGATACGGAACGACTCCGACAGCAGGTTGAAGGCGAGATCGCGCAAACGATCATTGCTGAGTCGTCTCCTTCCGGAGCGATCCTGCTCACGTCGCTTGATCGTGCGATCGCCAGCATCTCCGACCTGAAGAGCTATCGCATTCAGGTGCCGGCCGACGACGTGGCGTGCTCAACGGGTGAAATCTTCGTGCCGGGAAAAATCACTTTTGTGTGAGGTGAGGCATGGGATTTACTGAAAGCGACTATGAGCATCTTGTGAATGCTTTTTTGCCACGCGGTCCGATCTGGCACAGAAAGCGCGGCGGAACCCTTGACGCGATTCTTTACGCACTGTCGAAAGAGGCGGCAAGAGTGGATGCAAGAGCGCGAGCTGTCATTGAAGAATCGGATCCGCGAACAAGCATCGAAGAGCTTCAGCGATGGTTTGACGATCACGGCATTCCCAGTGAGTGCGTGGCGGCAATCGCTGATCCTACGCTCGAGCAGATGCGGCAGGAATTGTTGGCAAAGATCACGTCAAACTCAGGTTTGACCGCAAAGTACTTCGAAGAGTTGGCGGGGACCCTCGGCTACAAGGCGAAGGTAACGGTCTTCTCTGAGCATGATGTGGAGCATGACGTCGAAGCGCCGCTTGCTGATGAAAGGTGGCTGCCAGTCTTTACGGTCGGCATCACGATTGACGTGAGTTCCGGCTACTCGGAACTTGTTCCCGACTGGACGGTTGAAGAGCCTCTGGCACGGTGGGGCAGCTCTCTGCTCGAGTGTGTGATTCGGGCGCTCGCACCCGCACATGTGGAAGTTCTTTTTATGTACGACAACTAAGGAGCCATGATGGCAACAAAAGGTTTTTGGGGAGCAGGCGCGATTGACACGCCTCCCGATCTTACGACCCTGAATTCTGAGGGGTATCCAACTTCTGGCGATCCTGCGAAGGGCATTCCTGCCACGACGCCTCGAGCCGCATGGTTCTACATCACCGATCAGGCTCGCTTGTCCGTCATTGCGGCGGCCGGCTTGACGCCGAAGGCTTCGGAGACGCAATTCCTTGAAGCGCTTCAATCCCTGGCGTGGGTCAAGAACAACAGCATTCCTGCAAGCAAGCTTGCCGAGTCTCAGGACTTTGGCGAACACGAGCTGATGATTCGCGGCATGCCGCTTGCTCAGCTTCAGAAGATCACGCTCAAGAATCGTGAGCTTGCTGTTGCGACGGACACCTATGACCTCTATGTCGGCGACGGTGTGACCGCAGGCGGTCATCTTGTCGGCGGCAGTAAGTACGACGAAATCACCGAAGTGCTGGCGAAGCTGACGAACGCTGTCGCTACGCTCGGCCACCAGGCGCAACCTCTCTCAGGAGTTTAACTATGGCCCTGCCTAATCTCTCTCAAATTTCCGAAGCGCTCGACAAGATCATGCCTGAGCTGACGCCTGTGCCGGTCGGCACTGTGGCCTATGCGCACGAAGTACCGACGGGTTGGCTTCAGTGCAATGGTGCTGAGGTCAGCCGCACGACGTATGCGCGACTTTTCAGGAAGATCGGCACGAAGTATGGTGCTGGCAACGGCTCTACGACGTTCAACCTTCCTGACCTTCAGCATCGCGTTTTGGAGGGAACTAATACCACCAGCGAAGTGGCTCAGAAGGTAGAAGCTGGCTTACCTGACATTACTGGCAATTTGACCGACGTAGCAGGTGGTGCAACCATGAGTTTCAATGGCCGCGCACTAACAGGCGACGTTACCGATAACCCTGCGGTTTTCGGTACATCTGGCAAGGGACGCTTTGCGAGCATCACCCTT